CATATTCTTGTTATGCTTCTTACATGATTATCCAGATTCTCTACCATACGATTATCCTCTTCTCGTATTGTTATGCTTCTTACATGATTATCCAGATTCTCTACCATACAATTTTTCTCTTCCGGATCAGCCTCTTCTTCCTTGCATATGTAAAACACTTGTCCATCCGGATTGTACACTAGTGACATTCTGCCATTAACTCTTTACTTATATCCATTTCCTTTTCTTTATGTTCCTCTTCTATTCCTATCGTGTACTTCCCCAGCTTGTCCCCATACTTATACATGTGATACGCATACATCAGTGACACCATCCACTCTACCATCGGCTTATAGCTCTCCAGTTCTCCATACATCGTTACACACCTTAGCATTACTAACGCATTGTACATCAGCTCCGTCTTCCCTATCCATTTCTCAATCCTCACATTTATTATCATTATATATATCCCATACATTATAAATCCACTCAACGCAAATATATTATGTACCGTCTCGTTCTCCACTTCCGATACCGCTCCCACCATACCAAAACTTAACGAACTCATCACTGCTAGTACCTCCAATATCCTTCCATATGTGCTTCCATCTTCAACAACTTTTGCTATTATCACATTGCTCACGCACGTTCCATAGTTTATGAACGTGATCACACCATATCTCGACATATAACTCTCCGGCGCATACACAAAACAGTCCGATATCATTGGTATCCACCTCTCCACATGTCCTTTCACTTGCGCTGTTACATAACACATCAGTATTGTCATCACACTACACGTCGTGTTCACTTTCACAAATTCTTTTGCTCTTATTTTTGCTATCATTTTCTTCTTACTACTGTCAACTTTTTTTTAATAGACCGCCGTGTATAGGCACTCCATGTAATAGTCCACCATCCCTATCAGTATCCTCCTTTCCACATACAAATTCGGATACATCGTTTGTATCATTTCATACAGTATGTCCTCGCAATTATTGCTCTGGATGTAGACCAACAGCTGCTCTATATCATGCTGGGTCGCTGTCTCAAACTCCTGATTCATGTTGAACGTGTACTCCGACGAGGTATTGTACTGTTGCGATAAATCATTGAAATCTTCTATCATCATGCTGTACAGTATTGGCTTTCTTGACGCCTCTGCTATATTACTCCACTTCCATCCACAGTCCGACATACGACATTTCTTTAAACTCTCACACAGCTCCTCCATTTTGCTCTGCTCCCTTTCCTACTTGTCCTTTCTTGTTTCTTAAGCGATTTCTTTGGTTTAAAATTTTGATCCCTTATTGTAATTGTTCACGGCTTCGCAAATTATTTTGACTACAAAGAGATTAGTTTGTTATATGATTTATACAAATTCTTTAGTTTCTTGCAAATGTGCTCTACAACGTCTCCGCTACGACCATTTCTCATCAATGATGAGCCTCCAGCAACCACTTTACGTTCTTTGCACTTGGTCATTCAAATTTAACAATTGAAGGCAGCTCATGATGATCGTTTTCAATCTAAAGATTTGGTATTCTCTGTAAAAAAAAATATATAGTTAAATAGTATACAAAATGAAAAGAATAAACTACAATTCGATTAGCGTACCAACTGCATATAAGCAAGCGTTTTTTAATGAGAAAGTTGAAGAAAATAATTTAAAGGTAACGTTTAGATATAAGAATATTCCAAAAGGACGTAAAAAGAATCCAGATCTGACTAAAATAAGTGATGGAAAATATACGTGGATACTGACGGAGAAGCGAGATATGTACATAGCACATGTAGGTATTTTTGAATTAGGAACAAAGCATCTACATTTAATAAAAGGGCTAAATGAAAGCATAATTGCGGCTGGAGAATTTGAAAAAATGGGAGATGAATTCAAATATAATTTGCAATCAGGGACATTTAAGACATTAAACAAAAAGGTGAGTGAATTTGTTGGAAGAGAAAATCAACAAATATTGGAAAGTTTAAATAAGTCTGGACATTTGAAGAAGACATTTCATCTTTACCGGATACCGCCAGAATTTTACACATACGCGGACAAGAAAAACAACAATAAAGAAGAAAAAGAAAAACCCAAGTCCCATGGTGCATTTAACGAGCGGTAACAAAAGCGGCATTAAGAAATATAATAGAAAAAAAGTTCAAAGAGCTAGAAGCGAAAAACATAAAGTACACAGCAAACATGCTAATAAAGATATATAATTATATGGAAAATGGAGAATGGACTGTAAACAAATTATTAAATGCAATAAGAAAGAGTAATAATTTGATAAATAAAAACACATTAAAAATGAAATACAGGGGAGAAAACGTGTCGTCTAATAAAATAAAAAGACTAATTGAAGCACCAACATTACAAGAGAGAAAAAAAATATTGAATGAGAATTAAATGCAGCGTTTGTGAATAACAAGGGGATCTTTTTTAAGTTTAGGACACTTGAGACGAGGAAGAACATGAATTTCTGCACGCTTTCGAGCGCCTTTAACAGGAATTGTGCAGCCGTGAGAATTTTTGTAGCACTTGGCACGCATGGATTCAAGAGAAAGCATAGATTTTTTGAAATCGGACTTTGTATCGGAATACAAGGGTTTATCGGCAGGGCTATTAGACCGAGCGAAAATACCGCGCTGAACTTCGTTGTGTACGGTGAAAAGCCACCAGCACAGAGTCTGACGGGATTTAAGTTTGTCCAAAGTGAGCCGGTACTTTGGATTTTTACCGTTAATTATAGTGTGGAAATTGGAGCGGCAAGCTGCACAAGGGAGGACGCCCTTGAGGGACTTAAAGAAGGAGAAGGTGTCCTGCTTGCGATCGGGTTTGTAGCTCAAAGTGACCATATGGAAGAAGATCCAAGCCATAGGACCCCACACATTAGTTTGGAAGCCGTTATTGGAATTCATATACTATACAATATTTATTTTTGATCTTTCATTTTTTCATTAACCATCTTTAAAATATCTGTAGAGCGGAGAGAGGGATTTTTACTCTTGAACTCGGGAGCCCATTTGTCGTAAGCTGCTTTGAAACGGGCATTATGTTGCTTCTGTTTCTCCGTTTGTGGACGTTTTTCCTTAAGTTGAGTCTTTCTGTTTTTTTCTTTGTCACCGCAAATGAGCTGGAGTGCTAAAATGTGTTGAGAAAGTTCGTCTATTTTTTTTTCCAGATTTTCCATTTAATATTATGAGAAAAAAAGTTTGTAAGAGTTAAACGTAATGATCAACAGCTGCGCGTATGCGGTCACTGTCAGTAATCTGGGCAAAGAAGAGGTGGTTCCTCTTGGACACGCGGAAGGTTTTGTCAATCCCCTTCAGAGTAAGACTATAGCCGTTGTCAGCGAGAACAAAGCCGCCGAGCCGCAATTTGATAGCGAGAGGATCGTTCATATCAAGATACCGAATGTATTTCCCGTTGCTGATAACAGTATCGTTTGGCACATAAGAAAAGCATTCAGACAGTGAGTCGAGAGCATACTCCATAGTGTTGAAGTTGTGTTCGTTCTGGAATTTGGCAAAAGTGTTCTGGATGATCTCGTTGACAATATCTTGCTCCTTCTTGATATTTTGAATATGACTCTGATACTTCTTGGATAGCTTGACAGTCTTTGTGCCTGGCATCGTTACAATATGTATATAAATAATCCTATTTTATAAGCAATAATAATAATAATAATAATATTAACAGATGGGAAGAAGATCGAACATAGAGATAACACAGGATGCATTGACAAATTTAGATCGTGTGCATGACTTCAAAGCAAAAGGCCAGGGCCGGTCCAGCACAAAATTTGGTTTGATAACAAGGAACATAATGAGACATAAACCTCTATTTAGAACAAATCAAAACAACTTAACTAGATTGGGTATACACATCAAGATGTCTCCTTTTAATGCGAGTCGGAGGCAATTATTACTGAAAGAAATGTTAACAAGATTAAGAAGGATACCGTCCGAGATGACGTTTATGCATAGAGGAATGCATTGTCAAACGGGATCCCACAATAACAGTGAGATTGTTCCGCGTATGGTGTTCAAATCACTTGACACATTAGAAAATAAATATCTTCTTTCAATAGATGCTGTGAAACAGGGAGTCAGTAATTCGAAAACAACAAGAAAACTACTGTACCGAACAGTAAACAACAATAGACAGAAAATGATCAGTGAAAACACATTTATAACACCAGCAACAATATTTGATTCGGCCGTAACAGACATGGAATATATAACTTTATCCAATTACATCTACATAAAAAACACAGTGAATAAGAGCCAACAAGAAATCAAGACATTATTTGATTCAACTGATGTCTTCGCAAAGACAGTCCATGATAATTATTATTGTCATCTACAATATACACATACAATAAGAGGAGAATACAATTCAATATATAAATTTTATGCATTCATAGAGAAAACAACGGGATTAGCTAATAAATCTTTTTTCTTATTATATCGTTCTGATTTGATAAGCAAAAACAATTCAGTCAATCTACAAAAATATAAAAACGATATGCTGTGTAAAAGAGTTATCCAGACATGTTCTGAATGTACGCTTAACCTAAGCAATATATATTATCCAGTCTATCCAAAAGACATACAATTTATTAAATCCACAAAAGAAAGAAGAACATTAATATACAATTCCAAAAAACAATCTTTATTTGTTAGAAAAGACAATAAGGGGCCAAGTATTAGTGAGCTTAAAATATTGTACGTAAAGAAGATACAGACAATTTCAGAAAAGTTAACTGGCAGAAAACAATTTCGTGAATATAAAATTGATCAGTTTGAAATGATATCCAATGTCAAAGTATTAGGAGATTTGGGGCAGCTGTTAACTATTAAGAAATTACAGGAACAGAATAACAACACTGCTTTGATACTCGCGACACAAGATCAAATAATGGCATATACTGCCGTAAATATATATAAAATAAATACAGTATTTAACTCAGGTGGTTGTTACACTCCTATACTGCATAAAACCTTATTACCTCCTCCATTAGTAAGAAACGGAGCAACTACCACAAGACAGACAGCACATAATATGATTCTAAATTTACAAAGAGTCACATGGAACGATTTGGATAAGTTGGACAATACAAATTTTGCGACATTCAAACTTATACTAAGCAAAATGAAAACATAATAAAATTATGCGTATATATACAACAAAAAGAACTCGACGTCACAAATCCAATTGCCTTTTGTCAATAGACTTGTGAAAAAACTGTTGAAAGACCCAGGGGCACAGGGTTCGAATCCCGTATTTCTTTTTGGAGTATGTATATATTTTTTGAATCATGAAAACACAAAAAAATTATTTATATAATATAAATGCATGCGATAAGAGTCGGATCTCGCGCAGAGGTTTTCCATGGACACGCTGATCACACATCTGGCGGCCTGAAAAAGAGCAATCTCAAAAAAACAAAGGACGGACGCCTTGTGAGCAAAAAGGCAAGTGCCGCATCCAAGAAAAGCATGAGTCCTTTATTCAAGGCATTTATGTCCATGGCGAAGAAAAGCAAGAATGGTGATTTTTCAAGAATGCCAAAGAAAGGAACAAAACAGTATAAGGATGTAGTGGAGAGATTGAAATAAAATCCGGTCTCCAATGAATTTTTAAAGAAAAAATGATCTGTTTTCAGCTTCAAATTTTTTTACAGAATAACTGATCTGTTTTCAGCTTCGAATTTTTTTACAGAAGAAAATTGAAAAGAGATTGATCTGCACACTTTCCTAAAAGCTCTGATCACCCCTTGAAGTCCATTACTGCAAATTCAATGGACCTCACATGTGATTTTATCCTTGACCTCAGTGACCAATCCTTCATAGGAACATTTGGCGCAAGTCTTCTTGATAAATCAATGTATCTTGCAAGCCAAGCCAATAGAATAAGCCTGCGAGGTGCGGAATTCGAGTCTTGGGAGCAAGTGAGATCTCTCATCTCTGCGGCTGACACGGAGATCATATGGGACCTGAACCTGAGCGCTCTCTGGGTGCGTATTAATTAGTTGCGTGACTCGCTTTAAGTACGGCATCAAATCAAGCGATTTATGTTTAATATACAGGTTGACGGCGAGGAGTCATATCAGATGAAGAGCTACTCTGCGAGCGTGACAGATGTTGTAGGTCCATTGAAATCTCTCCGGTCCCTCAAGATTGATTGGGACCCAAGAGAGTCCAGCTCTTTGGTGCAGCTAATTGTGAATCTACCTGCCGTTCAGTGCGTTGAGGTCGACACCTTTTCCAATGACGACATCCTGGATCTGCAGCAGCATCTTTATTCTAATAGCTGTTTGGAAATGACCGGTAGTCATCCGGTGGTGTGGGGTGTTTAGCTTGGTCTATAACCTTTATTGACACGAGATATTAGATTAGACTTTTTACTTTCACTAATTTTACAATATTTTTTGTACTTCTGTTTGGATCTGTCTTTCGGCGTTACTAGAATGTATTCACCACCCTTCGGGCCGTAAAGCATGCGCCCTGTTAGGAAGGCCTTCTCGCATTTTTTGGGCATTTTTATTATACTTTCCAATAAATTTTTACACTAAAAATAAAAATAAATATTGACAACTTGGACACTACAAGCTTAAAGAGTGATATATTTCAGCTCACGGCACACCAACTGAATATTGGAGTGCTGTGAACATGATAATTTAATTTCAATACAGAATGGTTTTTATAGATTTAATATGGAATTTATTTACAGGTTGGTATCAGCCTCGTCATCTGTGACCTCTTCATACTCCTCCTCGTCGTCGGAGTCCTCCATGAACGAGAACCCACTGATCTTATCCGGCTTGTGGATCTCTGCCTGAACCAATCGCCACGAGACACCAAACTGCTTGTTCACGAACCAGATAGACGAGCACTCCATCAAGCAGCGGATCCGGGCCCCTTGGGTGAGCTCCTGCTTGATATCAATCTTCTCGCGCTTGGTGTTGTACGCCTCCACATTCATTTCCCCGCTTGTTAAATTTGTAATCTTCATCTTCATAGTGGGTGCGTACTTTTCGGGATCCTTGGACTGCTTCACGATTGGGCGGTATAGGGCCTCAACGACCTCTTTTGACATCTTCTTCCCAAGCCATTCTTTTGAATTCTGCTCGGCCAGATTCAGAATGTGTGAGTCCAACTCTTGCATTTTGTCGTGCAGAGTGTTGATCTTTGGATCGGCATCCATTCCCTTGAATGACATATCGATTGAGTACTTCGTGATCCCGGTCTTTTCGTCAGTGTATGTGCTCAATCCAAATGGTACTGACATTAGAGGTGTTTGGATCGTGATTCGCTTCTGCCCATTGTGCTTGAGGTACACGACCTTTCCACCAAGCGCATTGGTCTTGGGCGCTTCGCAGATGAGGTCGGATGAGTTGAAGTTCTTGGGGAGGGTGATCATTGAGGAGGAGGCCATGTTTGTATTATACATATATATGGAACGAGTTCTTTAAGCAACTTAATTTATTTATTACACCTGTGCCTGTACCTGGGGAGAGTCCTTCAGTTCCAGAATGATGCTCTGAGGTGGATGTTGCTCTGTTGGTGCTGGTGCTGGTGCTGGTGCTGGCTCGGCCTTTTGCTTCGGTTCAAATGTGTTCACATGCTCTTTAAATCGGACATAATACTGATGGAGCTGCATCAGTATCAACAATAATGCATTGCTACAGATAAAGCTTGTTGCATAAAGGTACAAGTACTGACCACCCTCATACATATAAAAAGACCAGAGGCCTGTCCCTATCACAACACACACCAGCATTCCTGTAGAAACATCCCTCAAAGATCCGGTCCTGTAA